CATGAAGTTGACGATGACCATCTCCTTGTCTCCCTTGCCCGCCTGGAAGTTCTCCATAGGCTCGACCATGGGAGGAAAGAATCCAGGCATGGAGCCAGTCGTTCCTGCCATCTCAAGAAGAAGCCTGTTCATATCGTCCTCTATCTCCTTGAGGGGATTGGACGGTCGGCTGTCCTCGGCGTGTTCGACGGGTGGGGGTGCTTCTGCTTGTGGCTTTGGTTGCGTGGACGGGATGTCCTCCTTCACCATCTGCTTCTCGTAGACATCGATGACATCCTGCGAAGGAGACATCTTGAGACCGACCCAGTTGTTGGGGATGGTCACTTCGTTGGTGTCCGTCCTTCCGATCCAGTTCTCCATGACAGTCGCTGCCTTGAGAGATCCAGTGAAGGGATCCACGAAGGGGATCTGCCGTATCTGCATCGGTCTGAAGACCTTCATGCCGTTGCGGTTCCTGGACATAATGCTGGCGACTATCTCCTCGCCAGACCGCAACTTGAGCAGTATGTATTCCTTCATGGGAGATTCTCCGTTCTTATTAGCACGGGTCTGAAGTCGAACTTCTCCGACCTGTATATCTTCATTCGTTCCGCGAAGTGCCGAAGCGTGTGGTTCTTTCTCGATTTCCATGACAGATCATCTCCAATATCGTATAGCCTGGCTAGTTCCTTGTGTTCCGACACCCTGAGTTGCCTTCCAATCGACTGAAGCACCCTGATGCGGGACTTGGTCGGAGAGGCAAAGACGATGTTGTGCAGCCTCTTTATTGAGATTCCTGTGCTGAAAGTCCCGTATGACGCGACCACGATGCACGAATCGTTCTTCTCCAGTATCGTCCTGACATTCTCGCGATCCTCTGCCTCCGTTCCTCCATGGACGAAGAACACCTTTCGGTCACCGTCCTTGGAGAGCATGTCGAAGAGAACCTTTCCATGCTTCTCCACATACTGAAAGAGCACCAGCGTGTTTCCCTTCAGCCTGTTCGACAGATCGACTATGAACCTGTTCCTCTTTGGATTGGCGATCAGCCACAGCATCTCGTCACTATAGGTATGCTTCGACATCAACCGTCGTTCCTCGTCGGGATACTGAAGCAATATGGTGTCGATCCTGAGACGGGACAGGATGCTCTCGTCTATGAGTTTCTTGGTCGATGTCACATGATAGGATGGTCCGAACAGACCTTCGATGATCAACTTGTGGCATTGCATGCCGTCAAGCGTTCCCGTGGTTCCTATCCTGTGCTGGCACTCGACCATCTTCTCCATGATGCCTGACAGGGACTTTGCCTTGAACATGTGGCATTCGTCGCCAAACACGATGTCGAACTGCTCGAAGTACGACCTAGGCTCCTTGAAGATGGACTGCCATGTCGTGATGACCACCCTCTTGTTCGTCTCCTTCTCCTGCCCTGCATAGATGGAATGGCAGTTCTTTCCCACCTTCCATCCCGTTCCCTCCGCATACTTCTCGAAGTCCGATGCCATCTGCGTCACCAGACCTATGGTGGGAACCACGATGAGTGCCTTCCCCTCGACATGCTCGAGGAGATGGCGCAGCAACAGGTAGATGATGAGGGACTTTCCGCTTCCCGTTGGGGATACGAGAAGGACTCTTCCCGCATTGGTTGCCTTGACCACGGCATCCCTCTGATGGTCGTGCAGGGAGGGGATACCTGAAGCCTTGCCCACGCATCGGTCGAACAGGGCATCCACCTCTTCCGGAGCCAAGGGGAACTTTGTCTCGGGGGTCAGGCTGCTCTCTATGCGGTAGCCGCGATCTGCTGCGAACTTGGTCACATAGTTTTTCAGACCCCTGTAGATCGTAGCCTTGCCGATGTTGTATAGATGGATGTCGCCGTTCCAACGCGACTTGCGGAATCTATTGATGAACTTGTGGTTGGGAACCTTGAAGGAGAAGCAGTCGCTCAGTTCCTTGGCGATGCCTCGTTCGCAACGGACGCGAATGAACACCGAGTTTACATCTTCAAGAACCAATGTATCCATGCCAGTATGTATGACTATGGATCGATCTTTACTCCGTTGAATGATATGGTAAACTCACCCTCGTTCAGAACCTTCCCCTCGAACATCAGGACTTCGACTCCAGACACCTCAAGGATGTCGATGCCAAGTCGGCACTTCTCCTGCCATCTTTCGGGAACCATATCCCATATGGTCTTGTGACCAACGACCGACTTTATGCCAGCCATGACGATGGCTCTGGCGCAGTCGGGACAGGCTATGAAGGGGCAATACATCGTCGTGTTGAGGGTGGTCAGACCCTTGAACGCGCATCGGTATATGACTGCCCTCTCAGCGTGTTCGATGTAGTCGTACTTGGTCTTTCCCTCAGGCTCACGCATCGACGGGTAGCGGTTAGCCTCTGCGGCAATGATGCCTGAGGAGGGGAATACTATCAGGGCTGCGTTCTGAGTCCTGCTGTCCTGACTCCTTGCCTGTGCATGGATGTAGGCTTGCCTCAGGTAGACCCTGTGTATTCCGTCAGTCGTTGTCTTCATGGTCATGCTCCGCTCATGAACTTCTTCCACTCTATGGCTGACTTGATGTCCCATCCGCGCCGTCCAAGCCCCTGTAGCACCGACTCCAGGTACTTGACCTTCTCCTTCTGGTAGTGGATCCTAGCCTCCATGCGGAGGAGATCCTTGTCGGAATCAAGGTAGATGTCTATGTCGTTGCGCAGGATCTTCAGACCGAAGGGTTGCCATCCCTTCTCGTCCAGGGTCTCCTGATCCAGTTTGCCCAGGTAGTATTCCCACTTGAGCCTCCTCAGTTCCTTTATCTCCATCATGCTCTTGTGGAGGGACAGGGACTCCTCGTGGAGGATGTTCAGGTACTTGCCGTGGAGTTGGGGAGTCTTGAGCGACTCAAGGTCGAGATTGACATCGTCGATCTGCATGTCCTTCTCGACCATCTTCTTGATTGTTTCGATGTCCATGTCGGGAGTATATCACGGAACCAGACGGAATCAAGAGATTCCCTCAAGGGAAAACGATTCATACGCGAAGGAAGCGGAAATCGTCACGGGGTTCGTGTCCACCAGCATCGTGTTCAGGTCGAAACCTTCCAATGAGACGGGGAACAACTTATGGAACACGAATCTTATGTTCGGCTGCTTTGCTGAGTTCAGGCAATGGATGGTGGCATCCGAGTAGTAGTTTGCATCGTTTCGCAGGACTTCATAGAAGTCCTCGAAGGGAACCACCTGACGCATCCATGTGTAGATCTCGTTCCAGTTCGCGAAGTTCTCGTCCAATTGAAACCGCACATTCAGCCTGTCCGCTCGGATGGATGATCCAGGAACATGCAGTGAGAGGAACTTGTTCCTGACCTCCACCTCTCCGATGCTCAGGGATGGTATGTTCGTGGAGGTGCACCAGAATGTCGTATTGGGAATCCTTGCGAATGTCAACTTGAAGTGCGTGTCCAGCATCGCATTCTCTGTGTTCGGCATCCTTCCAAGAGGGTTGATGCTTCCACCGATGGCATTCGCTAGATCTGGTTCAAAGGAGTATTGGCTCATGCAGTTATGTATGGGTAAAAAGAAAGTCGGGGGGATTTCTCCCCCCGACCCTTGTTTCTCAGACCTTCAGGTCAGATTACTGACCAGTCACACCCTGAACGCCGTGGAGGTTGTCCACGCGGAACACGCGGTAGTAGATGTTGTTGCGGTAGTTAGCCGAAACGGTCACATTCTGCGTGTTGTTGAAGGGATTGACTGCCATGCCGTAGCGGGTCTTGAACCCGATCTTGGGCTGGAAGGTGCTTGGATCGATTGCGCGAACCATCTGGAGCGGGATGTACGGGCAGTAGAACAGACCCGCATCGTAGGGGCTTCCGCCCTTGTATCCGACGCAGACGAAGTCACGAGCCTGACCAGTGTCGCGGACATCGCCAACGCTGGAGTAGGGATCGACATAGACCTTGATCTTGCCGTTGAGGACTCCGACGAAGGTGTTGCCTGTGTCGTCAACATCGAGGTTGACATTCAGCGCGGGGCTGATGTTGAGGAATCCACCCATTGCGAGAGCCGATGCAACATCCGCAGAGCAGATGATGAAGTTGCCCTTGCCACGGCGAGTCTGCTTCGCGATGGTGTTTGCCTCGCGCTCAATCTGGAACATGAGACCACGGAACTTCTCAGCCGACCAACGACCGTCCGAGTCGCGGATGAGGTCGTAGACACCGCCAGGCGATGCAACGCCGATGGTGACACCTGCGCCACCGAGACCAGTGACGAAGTTGTAGGTCACGCCAGCGGCGCGGTAGAAGAGATCCGAATGCTGCGCACCGAGTCTGGCTGTCGAGTAGATCGAACGCACGACTTCGCGGTTGATCTCAGCGAGGATTTCCGTGCTGAGGATGTTCGCGAGTTCCGTCTCAGCGTCAAGACCGTGGATAGCCTTGAGATCCTGAGCGAGTTCGATTGTGTACTCTGCCTTGAGCGCACGGGTGTTAGCCGTGACGGTCGAGCGGTCGATGGTGAATGCCATCGTGTTGAAGTCGCCGTTGGCTACTTCACCGAGTCTTTCACCGATTTCGCGTGACATTCCGCTGTAGGCTTCCCAACCGCTGATGCCCGACACGCCGCTGCCCGTGACACCGACGATGCCGTAGAGAGGATCACCGACGAACGTGAATTCGGCGGTCGGACCCTTGTCAGCGACGGCAGTCGAACCCGAGAAGCGGGTGTATGCCTCGCGGTAGAACGCTTCTTGAGGCGCATTGGCTCCCTGAGAGAGGGTGCGGTCGTTGTAGGTGGACTTCATCGCGAAGATGAGTCCGTTTGGCGCGGTCATCGGCTGAACCGATGCGACATCGTATGCCATGAGGTTAGGCATGGCACGGCGAACGAGCGAGATGAGGATGGGGTCGTAGCCAGCCATTGGTCCGCTGTTAGCGAATCCAAGACCACCTGCACCACCTGCATTGTTGACGGCATCCTCGCGGAGTGCCTGTTCCTCGTTTTCAAGCAGGATCGATGTGACTGCCCTGCGGTAGTTGTCCTTGATGGGAGAAAGGCTGTCGTGCTCGAGCACGGGCTGCCACTTCTGCTCCAGTTCCTCTACTAGTGAAAATGTACCCATTTCTGTCTCCTTTTTGTTCGGGATCTATGTCCCGTGTTGGTTAGCGGTTCTTGAAACCCTTCTTGGAGAGGACGCTTGCGTACTTCTCCATGATGGGATTTGTCTGTGTGGTTTCTTGTTCCTGAAGGTTCTCTTCTTCGTCACCCGTGTCTAGGACGATCTCCTCGACCAGGTCGGTGCTTGCCGAGACAGGCTTCCTGACTCGACGCGAACCACCGAAGTATGATTCCTTGAGTGCCGTGAGTTTCTGCTCGAACAACTCTTCGCTGTCGAACTCGATTCCCTCAGCGAGGGTGCGGAGCCTCTCGACCTGAGTGGAGGCTAGACCTTCGCAGTGCGACTCAAAGATGTCGTTGCAACGGAGAGCAAGGATCTCCTTGCGGAGTTCGATTGCCTCCGCTGCCCTCTCGTTGATCTCGTTGCGGAGGACTTCGTTCTCCTCGGACATCTCGGAGACGAGGTCGATCTTCTCCTCTGGAACCTGGACATAGTTCTCAGCGAAGACATCGCGGATGCCACGGAGGAAGTTCTCCGCGATCTCCGTCTTGATGCCAGCCTCAGCCACAAGTCGGTTCTCCTTGAGCCACTCTTCCGCGATGTACGAGATGTAGTCGTTGACACGCGAGGAGAGTTCGTCCAGGATCTTGGCTGTGTTCTCCTCGACTGCCGTCTCGTATGCTTCCTCAAGACGGGCTACCATCGAATCATAACGCTCGTTGACAGCAGCCTCGAAGACTGCCGTAGCCTTGGTCTTGAATTCGTCGGTGAGGTCGGCTCCCTCGAACATGGCAGAGACATGCTCGCTCATGGTGAAGTCCGACTTGTCGGGGATCTTAGCCTTGCCCTTGAAGGGGAGTTTCGGAACGATGGTCGAGCGGTTCTTGCCGTCGAGTCCGTCCGTGGTCTGCCACTTCTTGATCTTGCCGCCACCGAAGTCGGTGTCGGTGTCGCTGGTGGAAACGACCTCGTACTCCTCGCTGACATCGTCCTCGAGGTCCGAGTCATCCTCGTCCTCGTCGATGTAGTCTTCGTCCTCGTCGGAGTCATCGTCCTCGGAGAGTTCTTCCTCGGACTCATCGCCCTCGTCGGACTCGTCGGACTCGTCCTCATCGAACTCCTCTTCCGAGTAGTCCTCGTCCTCAAGTTCCTCTTCGTCGTCAACTCCCTCCTCATCGGTGGGATCGACTTCGGTGTCCTCAAGGATCTCTTCTTCTTCAAAGAACTCTTCTGGCTTGGGCATTTGATTCTCTCCTGTAATCTTCCCTATGTATCAAAAGTCAGAGTTTGGACACAAAGTCCATAAAGACCTGCATTTTAGCCTCGTCCAGTTCCCTGATCGAAGCCTTCTCAATCTTGTTCTTGTACGAGTCAATGGTCTTCTCGGCAAGGACTCCGTTGTTCCAGACCCATTCCTTGCCTTCCATGATGCCGTTGACGAATGCATTGGGTGCGGATGGGTCGGCTACGATGTCAACCGTGGCAAGGGAGAAGTCGTCCTGCACCTCGTTGATGCCGTTGACCTGCTTGAGCGATCCCATTCCACGCGAGGAGACTCCTAGACGGACTCCCTCGTCGATCAGGTTCTTGACGATGTTGCCGTATGGCGTGTCTAGGACTTTTGCCTTGCCGTAGACCGTCGTCCCGTTCATCTTCATCTCCTTGATGATGTGGGAGACGCGGTCTAGGTTCAGGGCTGGTCCCTGTGGATGCCCAAGTTCACCAAGGGAACGGTTCGTCCTGATGTAGTCCTTGTTGTAGCGGTCAACCTCTCGCTCCATGATGGAGCAGGGATAGACTCGTCCGTTCTTGTTGACCTGCTCGGACTCCATGAAGATGCCACGGATGAAGTAGTTCTTCTTGCCGTTGCCAGCGTCCTCGACGAGAGTCTGAATGTTCTCTTCCTTGTGTTCCGTGATCAGAAGCATGGATCAGCCCTTCTTGCCCTTGGAGCGCAGGATCTTGAAGTCATTGGCATCGATCTTGCCGTTCTTGTTGGCATCGATCTTGGACTGATTGCCCTTGAGGCGTTTCCACTCCTTGCCTCCCGCAACAGTAGCGGCAGATCCCTTCTTGGGAGCATTGGAGGGATGCGGCTTGCTCCAGTCGAATGGCTTTCCGCCACCATAGCGGTTGGCTGACATCTTGCCCTCATTGACTGCATCATCCATGCCATTGAACAGGTCGGCTGCGACCTCGCGCTTGACATCGTCGAGACGGTCGGAAATAGCCCGATAGAGAAGGTTTCCCGTGAGTTCCTTGGCTGAGACGAAGTCTTCGTCCACAATTGCCTTGATGAGGTTGTTTGATGTACCCATGCGTATCTCCTTGGATTCAGATATTTAGTCTTTCTTCGATTCCGGCTTCTTCTTAGAGACGGACTTCTTCGCTGGCTCTTCCGGCATCATCTCCTGCTGCATCTGCATCTGCTGCAACTGCTGCTGCATCTGTACATCACCGACCATCTGCGTGGATGCCACCTGAGTCGATACGGTGGTCGGAACTGCGGACTGAGGATCCGTTGCCTTCTCGTCCTGAATCTCGGAGAAGACATCCTCAATCTCGTCCTCGGTCATCCTCAGGATGTTCTTCTGTATGTACTTCTTGGAGAAATACTTGCCAATGTGGGCATCTGCCATGTTGACCAGGTTGAGCCTGTTGGTCATGATCTCGTTGTCCTTGGCTTCCGTGAAGTATGAATCCTTGCGGAAGTTGAACCTCAGAAGAGGCTCCAGCATCTCCCAATCGTCCTTGGTTATGACTCCCTTGAGGATCAACTGAGTCTTCAGCAGTTCCCTGAAGAGTTCGGAGAACT